CACTTGAGGTGTGCGATCAAACTTCAACACAGTGGCCCACAGCATGTCAATGGCTGATTTGCCCACAGGTATGGTGTTCACTGTGTCGTTGGCAATGTCATACCATTCTCTGTGCATCAGCAAGGGTTGGTCACTGGCAAACAATTTCATCAATTGATCCGTCATTACTAGATAGTCTGCGTCTATGACAACAGTGCGATGCCATGGCGAAATTGATAAGGATTGGTGTCTTGCCAGATTGTGCCATGTTTTGCTTTGGTTGTCAAATACTCGCCTGTTGTTTTGTGGCACAGCAAGATCATGATGTTGGTCAGCACCCTTGATGGGTTCGCCCACTGTCATCACAGTAATATCAGGCAGATGACGTTTGCACTGTGCCACACACAGTTCTGCTATTTTGCTGTAATTGATGTGTGATGGAAAATTATAAACAAGGATGCCGCAATCATTCAACAATTTTTTTATACTCCTCAGCATACTCATTCATCACCATGCGATGCTGTTGCTGTATTACTTGAACAAATTCTTGTGCGTCATCAATCTTGACTGGTGTTGAGTTGATGTCCATCACAACATCACCTGACTGAATGGTGAGGCTGTATGTGACCATGTGTTCGTCACAACGGAACATCCCGCCTTGGTAAATGGTTATCAGTTGTGCTTGACACCTTTGACGCAATAGATTGAGATCTCTTTTGATGGCAAATCTGCGTTGACTCATGACTCTATTATATTATAGATTGTCAAAAAAATCAATTATGATTGTGACTGTGAAACTTCTGCCGCTGTGATTGTGCCCACAGCATCATTGTTGAGGTATGTGGTGTTGGGTTTGAAGAATGACCAACTTGATGATAAATTACCATTTACAATGTCAAGGTTTGTCTGTGTTGGATCTAATGGATCTTGTGGAGCTTGACCTTGATCCACTGAATCAACTGCGGCGTCAATGGCTGATGCTTTGATGGTCAATACGTTACCTTTGCCACCGTTGGCTCCAGTTGCGCCGGCAATCTTTGCTTCCCACTGCACATAGTTGGTGGTGTATGGAGCTGTGTCTGCAAACATTTTTTGATACACTGTGTAACCAGCACCGAGTGATGCTCCCCAGAAACCTTCATTGAGGTTGGTGGATGCTGAACCCGAACCAGACAGTGAATCATCATCGTTACCGAATGTAAATGTGGCTGCCTTGGTGTTGAATAGGTCAACCCATTCGTTGTATTTGTTGTCTGCTGTGCCACCCGATAGGTTCCAAACGTGAGTGATTTTACCACCTGCATTGAAAAAATATCTCATTGCATCAGCATCGGCAAACGTAAACGAAACTTCATGGATGGTTGATGCAGACCATGAACCTGTGAATGTTCTGTTCACTGAGTTGGGATTAGAAGTTTGTGTGATGTTGCCACCTGACACATTCAATCTGTTGGTGCCCAGTGTGGTGATATCGGATGAAATTGCGAGAATAGCTTGGATGGGATCACCACCTGACAGTGTGCCCGCTCCTGTTGTAATAGAAGAACCTTGGTGATTTTTGATTGATTGCATTCTGTCCAGCAGTGTGTTCCACTGTGATGCTTGCACTGTGCCGCCTGCTGACACTGTAGAAATGGTGTTGGATTGTCCGTAGCCATAGTTGCCTGTACCAGTGCCCCAAATCTTGTTGATGTTGTTGGGTGAATTATCGTTGGCGAAACCATTGTAATGATCATCAAGTATGGTGTCACCTGTTACATATGCCATTTGTTAGTTCCTTCCTACTACAATTTCAATGTATTTAACTGTTGTTTCCAAATTGGTCTCCAATGCTCTGCCTATCACAGCATAAATTGTTGTGTCTTCTAATGTATTTATTGCTTGAGCAATGCCTGGTTCATCGCTTGAAATCAATCTGTCTCCTTTGCGTACAGCACCTTTGACTCTGCAGGGCACCCTTCCAGACAGTGCCACATGTGGATGTGTGCTGTCTTCACCAGCAAGATCATTCATTCTGTAGGCTGGTGCTGTGGATATTACACCAAACACTTGTTCATCGCCCTGTGTGGTGGTCTTGGTGATTTCTTTGGTGCCACCAATTTTTACCACTGTGCCTGGTTGCATGGGTTCATCTGCTTCATATCTTTCTGCCAAGTCAGAGTACTGTGCGGCAGAGGCAGTGGTTGCAAGTATGTTGGTTGATGGATTGTAACTGAGGCCACCATCCACTTTCAATGCATTTGCTGTGGTTGAACTGTCCTGAGAATTGACGAATGTCAAAAAGTATGAGGCATTGTCGCCATCAGCATCCACAGTACTGACTGTTTCTGCTTGAGAAATTGTGCCTTGAATGGTGCTTGGTACCACCAAAGTGGCATCTGATGCTCTGATTGTGAGTGCAGTTACCTGTGATCCACCTTGATTGATGTTGAATGCAATGTCACCATTTGTTGTGGTGTTTTGCACAGTGAATGTGGTGCCAGATTGTGTCATGTTGACATCACCATCATTGCCTAATATCAAAGAAGCATCTGTTTGTATTGATAATGTGCCAGTCATTGTGTCTGAAGTGTTTGATCTTAAAAAATTGTCGCTGGTTACACCGCCCAGTGCATCAGCATCAGTAGCTGTGCCTTGAAACTTGGCATCAGACACTGCTGTGGAAATGTTGATGCCTTTTTCAATTGTGACAAATCCACTGATAGCTTCTTGTGGAGTAAATGCCACACTTGATGTGATTGATACAATTGTGTCATTCACCAGCGATTGGATGACCGAACGTGCAACTCCTGTGGTGTCTATAATAGACGATGAAATAGAACCTGTAGTGCCAGCACCAGATGATGCAATTGGGCCTACCAGCACCCAATTTGTGCCATTGTACACATAAATTTGTTCGTTGGTTGAATCAAACCAAAGGTCGCCTGTGGCTCCTACAGTGGGTTCTGTGGTGCTGACAATGGATCCTGATGCTGACTTGAATGCTGTGCCATCATACACTTGAATTTGTTTGAGTGTGGTGTCATAAAACAGTTGTCCTTGAATAGGATTTGCCGGAGCATTGTCTGTGGTGTTGGCAAAGTTTTCCAACAGTTTGACTTGGTTTTCATTGAGCAGTTCACCATAGCCAGCATAGTTTTTACCAAACAGTGAAAGACTGGTGGTTTGATCCAGTGTACCATCTGCTATGGTTACCAGTGTTGTGCCATCTGTTTTGTTGATTGTGAATGCCATGTTATTCTATCACATTGTAAGCGGCAATAAGTTGTTGTGTAGCAAATGAGTACAATTCATATAATTGTCTTGTGTTAGTTGTACTACCATCACCTATTGCGACTGTTCCTTGTGTTGTACCGTCGATTTTATATGTAATATTACGAATAGTTGCTCCTGTATTAGTTACTACGATTCTTTTCATTGTACCAGCTTGAGCATTTGTAAAATCTAAAGTTAAATCAGCATTTACATAAACTTCTACAAATCTAGCTGTTGATAAATCTACGGTTTGGTTTGTTGTCACAGGACTTCCTGATGAACCTACCGTAATAACAGTACCTACAATAGAGTCTGCTGTAAGTGTGCCAGTGACATTTAAATTATCTGATACTACTACCTCTGTCGAATCAAAAGATGTAATTGGACCGCCTATGTGGAGCCCATCTTGAATTGTTACGACTGCTGAATCATCTGATGAAATTGAGTTTACAATCAAAGATCCTGTCACTCTCAAACTGTCCTGCAATTCAATCAGTGAAGAATCTGAGGAAGAAATTGTGTTTGTAATCACTGTGCTTGCTGTGACGTCACCTGTCAGGTTTCCAGTGACATTTCCAGTGACATCACCAGTGACATTGCCTGTGTGTATGCCTGTGGTGTTACCAATTACATTACCAGTGACATTGCCTGTGATGTTGCCTTCAAATGTACCAGCCACAAAAGTTTCGGATCCCACGGTCCATTTATCTGTGGTTTCATTCCATATCAGAGTTTTATTGCTGGATGATCCTCTTTTGATTTCAATGCCTGCATTTTGTGATGGCGCTCCGCTGGTGTTGTTGCTGAGTAGTAAGATCGGGTCTTCAATTTCAACTGTTGCAGTGTTGAGGATGGTTTGAGTGCCTTCAACCGTTAGGTTGCCTTGCACAGTCACATTGTTGAGATTTGCAGTGCCTGATGTCATCGACACAGTGGAAAAGTTAGCTGTGCCGGACACTGTGAGATCATTTGCAATTATGATTCCTGATGTATCGCCGTCAACTGTCATCGCTGTGGTTGTTACACCAGCATCATTAACTCTTATGACAATGTCGCCATTAACAGCAGAATTTGTGATGGTAAAATTTGAACCTGCCTGTGAAAATACAATATCATTGTCAGCACCAAGCACCAATGAATTGTCATTGGCGATTGTGAGTGTGCCGGTCATTGTGTCTGCGACATTTGATCGCAAATAGTTCGCAGCCAGCACACCACCAAGAGCATCAGCATCAGTGGCTGTGCCTTGAAATCTGTTTCCTGATATGTTTGTGCCCAGTGTGATGCCTTTTTTCACAGTTGGGTAACCCGTCAATGTAACCTGCGGAGTGAATTCATTGTCGCTTATGATTCCCACAATGGAATTATCAACCAACAATTTGATGATGTTGTTTGTGGTTCCTGTGTTGTCAATGATTGTGTCTGACACAGAACCTGTGGTTGATGTAGTGGCTGGACCAACCAATCCCCAGGCTGTGCCACTGTACACATAAATCTGTGATGAATTTGAATTGTACCATAGATCACCCTGGGCACCAAATGTTGGTTCTGTTGCACTCACAATGGTTCCACTGATTGCTCTGAAATTGGATCCATCATACACCTGCATTTGATCAATTGTTTTGTCATAAAACAACTGTCCTATCAAAGGACGAGATGGTGCATTTGCTGTGACATCAGCAAAATTTTCCAACAGTTTTACAAAATTTTCATTCTGGCTTTCTCCATACCCGGTGTATCCTTTGCCTGGCAGTGACAGATTGGTGCTTTCGTCAAGTATGCCGTCCACTATAGTGGTCAACAATGTGCCGTCTGTTTTATTGATTGTGTAAGCCATGTTTGATCAAATATTTATCCATCGCAATAATGTGTAGAGTTAATAGTTGAACACTATCAAACACACAATCAAAATTGTACTGTAAAGCTTTTAGGTGAAATCTACGGCTTTAGCACCTTTGGTTGCGATGTCATCATTGCTGATGTAATTAAATGCATCATTGTCTTTGTAGGTGCTTTTTTTGGTTTTGCCTTTGGTGATGCAGTCTTCTATGTGTGTACACATGTCAGTGAACTCTGAAGGCAAAGAATCGCCTCCTATGGCTTTGATTGCATCTCTGATGATTGTCAATTGGGAATATAAATTGTATTTTGCTTCAATTTCTTGTGTGGTTTCAAGATTGACTGTTTTTTCTGTGAATCTTGTGGTCATATCAACTGTTTTGACAGAACCTGTTGAATAGTCACCATCCCAGTATTCTGCAACTGGATCAATCTCAACTGTTTTGAGTTGAAATTTGTCAAGATTTAAATTTGTGGTGTCCTGCACTGCAGGAATGTCACCAATCAGTACTCCTGTTTTTTTGTTGAATAACAGTTGTTTTGTTTCTTTTGCCATCGTTGTATTTAGTTACCTCCAAATCAAGCACATAGAATATTTGATGGGTTCGCCCTCACCAATTTGTGTGACTTCGTGTGCCAATCCAATGTCCATGTCAAACATGGCACCAGCTTTTTCCTGGACCAGATGCGGTTTGTCATGCTGATCATACCAGCAAAAATGCGGTGGTCCTTGGGTCAACCAAATCAACTTGAATCTATAATAGCCTCCTTGGGAATCCTTGTGTTTGACAAGGAAATCTCCTGGTTCGTACTTGTTGATCACAATTTGTGACAACCACTTCCTGTCTTGAGGTATGGTTCTAAGACACATGTCACGGAATTCTTCAGACATGTCATCATAAAAGATAGATGAAAACTGTGATGTTGGACCGTCCACTGTCGGGGAATGGGCTCGTTGATGTCCTTTGATCCTGCGAGTAAACAGATGATCATTTGATTGAACATACTGCAAGATTTCATCAGCATTGGTGATGTAATTTTCCACAATGTGTGGAGCAAAATCTGTCATTAAACTTAGCCTGAAGTGTACTGCCAAGCAGGGCCGCCCACAATGGTAAAGATCAAATCATTGTTTCTTGAAGTGTTGAGGCTGGTTGTGGTTGACACTGAAATTGGATTACCAATTGATCCTGAACTATACGATGACGAGGATGTAGGACTATAACTCACAGCGGCAATTCTTGCTTTGGTACCTACAGCATACACAGATGTCGGAGCCATTGTTTCAAGTATGGAGGCAATTTGGCTGTTGTTGAGGCCTGACACATCCATGGAAAACACAAGATCTTGAGTGACATTGTTTGCAATGGCATAGTCAACATATTCTTTGATTGCTCTTTCGGTCACAATTGTTGTGCTGGAAGTTCCAAGATCGCCATCATCTGAAATGTTGTTGATGGCAAATCGTGTGGAAGAATCAGTGTTTTCTGATGACGGTAGTATCAATGAACTTGTGCTGACTGTGCCTGCTGAAACCTTGTTTGCATCACCAACATCAATGTCGCCAAAGCCTTCAGTGATAGAACCAGAATCCAGTGCACCAACTGTGGTCAATGATGATGTCACCACTGCAGATCCCAGTGTGGTTGCGTTCAGCACAGAAACTCCATTGACATAAAATGCTTCACCTGTAGCAACTGATAGACCTGATGAAGATTCTAAATATCCGCCATCTGATCCTCTCACCTGGAATGTGACATCATTGCCTGCTGATGCACCGTCAATCAACAGTCCTGCATTTTGATTGGAATCTCTTGGATTGCCATTACCGTCTTCATCGTTGATTGCTATCACATTGTCTGCAAATGATGATGATGAACCACCGGTGGTTAAATTTCCCTGCACAGTGAGATTTCCTGCCACATTTACATCAGCAGTGTCTGTGATAGTCAGTGCTGTGGTCACTGTGGACGCTTGATTGATCTTGAATATGATTGATTTATTGTTGTTGTTTTGCTGTATGATAAAATCATCAGATGAAACTGATAGAGTGGCGTCAGAACTTGCTCCAACTGTAATACCAGCATTGTTCAAAACTCCAAATGAACCAGAGGTTGTTTGATTTTGATCATCAACAAGATATCTTGCTGATTCTCTGCCGCCCAGTTCCAAGGCATTTTGAGCAGTGCCGTGCAGTCTGAATGTGGTAGAGTCAGTATCTTCATAAAACGTAATGCCTTTTTGAAGTGTTGAAGATGTAAATCCTGTGGGTGTTGTGGTCAATGTGATAGATGCTTTGGTGAGTATCGCCACTCGTGTGCCGTCTTGATACAATGATAGCACATTAGCAGTGCCGCCACCTGACAACTCTAATTCGTCTACCTGCCAACCTGATATGCCATCACCAGTTTTATAAATTGGTCCAATCAAGTCAAATTGTGAACCATCATACATGTACAGTTGGTCGTTGGTTGTGTCGTTCCACAGTGTGCCTACTGTCAGACCCACAGTGGGTTGTGAAGATGAATTTCTTACTCCCAATGGATTGAAATTGGATCCATCATAAACTTTTATGGTGTTTGCACTGGTGTCATACCATAATTCGCCAGTCAACGGTGAAGTGGGTGCTGTTGAAGAAGCAGAATTTTCTAATAATTTTACTAAATTTTCATTGAAAGGTTCACCATATGACTGATAGTTTCTTCCAATCAGTTGCAGTGATGTGCTGGTGTCTAAGACACCGTCCTCAACACTTGCTACTATAGTTCCTCTGGTGTTGTTGATTGTGTATGCCATGTGTTATATTTACCGCTCCTTATACATCCACAAAGTTTGTTAAACTTTGAATTCTAATTGTGTAATCAATCTGTATCAATCTGTTCAAAGATTTCTGCACTGGATGGAAAATTACATGTGTCAAAAGGTTGCCAGCGCCTGCTGTGCCTTCCCATGAAAACAGTGCAATTTCATCAAACACATATGTGTCGTTTATAGTGGTTGTGTTGTCAAAGGCCTGTTGTCCTGCAGGCTCGCCAAAATCCAACAAACATGACACAATACAATCTGTGTATGTTGTTGCGTTGGTGTGGGCAATTGTGATTTTGTTTCTTGTGGTGTCTGTGTTGAGTGAAGATTGATCATTCACACTTTTAAAATATGTTCTGTTGTATAAATTGGCATTGGATCCTGTGGTGTTGGGTGTGAGATATGTGATGATGCCTGTGTTGTCCACAGATGTACCACCATTGCCAAAGTGCATTTCTTCAATGAATCCTGTGGATCTGTTGGCTATTGATTTTGCCAGTGACACAGAAAAATTTTCATAATGGATAGCATTCTTTTTGTCTACATATACATTGCCTGACTGTGGATCAAATATCTTGATATAACCTTGGATATCCAGTCCCTGTTGTTCATCAGGTTTTACATTGGTTTGTACTTCAGGCTTTTTGTTGTCCGAGGATGTCATATCGTGTATTTAGTCACTGCAATTAACACTATTGTTTTTTTCCGACTATAAATATATGAACATGGCAACTCAAGTACAATTTAGAAGAGGAACCACAGCCGAACATGCTACATTTACCGGTGCTGTGGGCGAAGTTACTGTAGACACCACCCTTGATACTCTGAGAGTACATGACGGTGCTCTAGCGGGTGGTTACAGAATTGCAAAATTTTCAGAAGTTCCTGCTACATTAAATTTTACTGTTGATGCAGATGACAGTGCTAGTATTATTATACCTACAAATGGCACTGGCAGTTTGCGGTTTACAGGTGGAAACAGTCTAACTTCATCAACTGATTCTGCAGGTACTGTTAGTTTTAGTTTAGATAAATCCATAGATATAAACACAATATCTTCATCAGATTCAACCAGTGTCACAATTAGCGACGGATTGATCGTCACAGGAAATTTGTCTTTTGATGGAGGTGTATCTGTATCTACCATATTAGACGAAGACAATTTTGCTTCAGATTCGGCCACGGCATTAGCAACACAACAATCTATTAAGGCATATGTAGACAGTGCAACCACCAGTGGTGCTATTGCTTTAGGTACAGACACGTCAGGCAACTATGTGGCTTCAATCACAAACGGAAGTTTTATTACAGGAGGAGACGGTGGATCAGAAGGAGCAGGATTGACATTATCTGTTGACGCAACTGATGCCAACACTGCAAGTAAAGTGGTGGCACGAGATGCATCAGGCAATTTCTCAGCAGGCACAATCACAGCTAATTTGACAGGGAATGCAGACACATCTACAGAAGCAACCAATGTGACTGTGACAGCCAACAACACCACCAACGAAACTGTGTACCTCACATTTGTTGATGGTGCCACAGGTACACAAGGCATTGAAACAGACACCAACCTATCATACAATCCATCAACCAACATTCTAAGCACCACAGCTTCTCAGGCACAATATGCTGACTTGGCAGAAAGATATTCTGCAGACGCAATTTATGATGAAGGACATGTTGTAGTTCATGGCGGTGCCAAAGAGATAACAGAATCAAACCAGGAAAACGACACACGCATTGCAGGCGTAATAAGTGAGCGATGGGCATATTTGATGAATCAACAAGAGGATGGTCCTGCTGTTGCACTCAAAGGCAAAGTTCAATGCAAGGTTGTTGGTTCAGTGTCAAAAGGCGATCTTTTGGTTTCATCTTCAACTCCAGGTCATGCTGTTGCATCAGAAAGTCCAAATCCCATGGCAATTATCGGCCGTTCAATGGTGGATGATGCAAATACTCATCCAAGAAAAATTTTCATTAAAATTTAAAATAAACTTATATCAGTTGATTTATCTTGCAAGAATAATACTTCTACACCAGTTGCTTGTTGCAAACCTAAACCATTTGATGGCGAAGTTGCTCCTTGATCGTACCAAACTGCACCTGTTTTTTTGATAACATTGATTTGTACTCCATTTGCAGGTGCAACAGTGAACACAATTGCACTGCTACTGTCTGACCCAACTGTGAAATCTGTGGTTTTGGAACCACCAACATACACAACAATATCTTGTTTGCTGGCAGGGACATAAGCCAGTGCAAAAGACACGGTGCTTCCGTCACCTGTGTATGTTGTGGTTGTTGTAGTGTCTTCATATGGTATGTTTTGTACTGCTCCTGCATCAACAACTTTGATGCCTTTGTCATGTGACTGAATGGCGGTACCCAACGTTCCACGGAACAAACTTTTCAGTGTGTTGCCATCTTTTTCAAAATAAGCAATTCTTTCTTTACCAATGAATACAACTCCAGGTGTGTTGCTGGTCCTATCAGGATTGCCCAACACCGAAGCATCTTCAACAACTATTTCAGTGCTGTCTTTGTCGATAGATGTCATCAATTTTGTTGAGTGTGCAGTGGCTATGCGTTTGTAGTGATATCTGTTAAGGATATCTTTGAAAATTCTGTATCCAATTGCTTTTTTCTGCACAGCACCTGCCACATAGGTAATTGTTATTACATCACTGTTTGTAAGATTTCTGTCTGGCAAGAATATTTCATTGCCAACCAACACATAGTCTATGTTGGCAGTGAGATATCTTTTATTCACACTAAGGAACACATAACCGGTGTTCAATGGCGTAGCACTCAATCTATATCTTCTAGCCACCACACCTGCTGAAAACACAGATCCTTCTACAAATCCAAAATCTTCATCTGGCGGGACACTAACACTTAAATCTCCTAAGTCTTGAGAAGTAAGCACAGCATCTGAAATAGAACCTCTTTCTATGCTACTGATTGTCACAGTGCCTAATGAACCTAAGAACAATTCAGTACGCAATGATTGTGTGTCATGGTTTGAAAATGTTGTCACAAAAACTCTTTCTGCGTCAATTGAGGAATCATCGTTCCATCCGGATTTGAGCACTAACTTACCTGTGCCGTCCAACTCATAATCATGTCCGCTTTTGAACACCACCGCAATCACATCTCCATCATTTGGAGTATTTGTCATGGTGACAACTTTCCTACCTTCCAAGTTTGTTGCTATCGCGAAGTCTGTTGAAGCATCTAATTGAACACCGTTCAACCAAACTTCTGTATCAGTGATGTTAGCAAGGTCGGAATTAACCGGCTCAGTTGGCACAAGGAATACAGACGTAGAGCCATCACCTTCATAATAGGCAACTTGTGGTGGTTCCAATCTGTATCTATTAGATTTATCCGAACCAGATACACCTTCCACTATAACTTTTTGGTGATAAGGACCGGTTATCAATGATATAGGATCAATTTGAATTTGAAATTCTGTCGAATCTGTGTTTATGTTTGTATACTCAGTAGTGACTACTTCACTAAAAGCCTTTGTTCCGTCTGCTACATCAAACAGAAATATCTGAATGTCAGCATTTACTGCCGGTGGAGATGAAAATACAACATCTGTGTTTACAATATTTTTTTCTAAAGTCACTGTGGTTTTAACTCCATTCACAAGCACATATGATTGTGTAACAAGATCAAAATTTATATTCATGTTAAAAGTGTCAGTGGTGCCATCTCCGACAAATGATTGTTCTCCCAAAAGACCACTTGTTGACACTTGTATCACTGTGATTGAGATTATATCGTTTACTGTAGGTGCTGTAATAAATGTGATTGTATTGTTTAGATGATCAACTGTGTAATCTATATCTCTTTTCCTAAAATTATTGTTTACAAAAACTCTGAGTCCATCCACACTTCCTACTTGTGGTGTTGCAAATATTTTTGTGTTGCCATCGCCACTGTAATTTTTTTTGAATATGTTGGAAGCATTATCGGTTTGTCTGGTGTACACTTTCAAATCCATAGTGTCATACACTCCGCCAGGAAGCACTTCTTCTGGAGCATGTGCAGAATATTCTGAAATAAATGCATCGCCCACCACATTGATATCTTCAGGCCTTGTGCCCAAGTCTGTTGTGAATGTGCGAGAATCTAACACTTGTTCAAGATTTTTTGGTGCGCCAGCATCAGCAACAACAATGTTGGTGTCATATTGAGTGTCATCGAATCCTGTCAAATCATAACCTGTGGATCCTGTGAACGATAGACCAGAAACTTTTACTCCTGGATATTCAATGCCATCCATCAGCTGAGAATATGCATTTATAGTGGTTGATCCATCTCCTATCAGTCCAGCCATGCCAGCTGTTGGATCATAAAATGCATTGATTCTGTCTGTGGCTGTCCATTTTTTTATTGGATTTGTGTTTGCAATAGACGATGAATCAGAAAGCAACACATTTTCTTCAAAGGTGTTGCCGCTGGTGAAAGATTCTTCAACACGATATATTTCATTGAGATATCTTATGTTTTGACCTGCTGTGTAGTTGGTGAATTTTGTCCAGTTCACAATTGCATTGTTTTGTGTGGATTTGAGTGTGTTGACTCGATCAAATTTTATTTCTGTGTCAAACGATCTGATTTTGTTGTTCAACAACTCAGCATGAGCAGTGGCTGACACTGTGACCGATGATCCTCCACCCCCTGCCAGTGTCACTGTGGGCGTTGATACATATCCACTGCCTTGATTTGTTACTGTGATGCTGGCGACTTTGCCATCACCAAGGATAGCAACTGCCTTTGCACCAATACCTCCACCACCTGTGATTGTGACCACTGGCGGCTCAGTATAACCTGCTCCTTGATTATCAACCACAATGGCACCCACAGTGTACTTGTAGTTTTCTGCATACTGTTTCCATGGGTTGGTTTCATATATGGCAGGCTGTGTGCTGTCATTTTGATTCACTGATGGTGCAACGTACAACTCGCTGACTTTGTCATAATAACTGCGGTTGTCGAAGTCCGTTATATCACCTGCAAAATTATCTTGATTGTTGTATGCAGTGATGTCTTCTCGCACAGTGGTTTTGAAGGGTAACACTTCACGCAAAAATTGATTGATTGCATCTGAAGTTTCAATCTGAAACTCTCTCAATTGTTCAAGATCAGAATATGTATTCACTGCTTTGACAAAAGAGGTTTTGAACACCCAATCAATTTGTTTGTTTTCTAACTGTGCAATTCTCACGCCCAAGAAAAACAATTGATTGTACAGCACAGCATCCTCGTCAACAGCAAATGATAGAATTGCCTCGAGTATGTTTCTCAGTTCTGTCACTGCTTCAGCATCATACAATGCACTGCCATATGCATCAGCACCGAATCCAATTTGATTGTTGGCATAGTCATACAGTCCTGTGGACAGTTGTATGGTGCCATTTTCAATGCCAATGGTGTTCCAAGCAGATGCTGTTTTTTCGTAGAATCTAAATTCTCCATCGTAAGAACTTTTGACTTTAACGACATCGCCTCTTGCATACTGTGTGTTGAGTCTTGTTCTTTCATCATTTACCACATAATCTGCAACAATTGTTCGATCATATCCTTCAGCATACCAGTCTGCAAATGACCAATAGTTTCTGGTGTCATAGGTTTGTTGTGATGTTCTGTTCCAGCTGGTGCCGCTCCATTCATACACCGCCCATCCATTTGCTGATGTTGAGTCTGCCAGCACTAATATTTTATAGCCTTGGTCAATTTCTGCAGTGTTGACATATGCCAAATCAGTGTCTGTGTCCACAGAGATATCATATTCGCCCAAAGTCGCACTTGGCAGGGGATCAACTTTGTTCAATTTTGATAAATCCTTGGTGGTTGCATATGGCTTTGCTAAAAATTTGTCGTTGATAAATTGCACGATTATCTTAAGTGCAGACACTCTGTCTTTGTACCAACTTTGTCTTGGTCTATTGAGGTTTCCGTATCTTAGGCCTTCTGGTTGAGAAACATCAGGCACTGTGCGTCCTGATTTGGTAAATCCAATCAAACTGTCAAAAAATTTGTCTGTGAGATACTGAGGAATAGCACTGTTCTGATCTCCCTTGGCGATCAAAACATGTTCGGTGTGTTTGGGCAATTGTTCTGCATCTGTGGTGTTTTCAAACTTAAATGCAACAGCATCATTGGACAACAGTCTCCTATCAAGATTTAACAACACAGATTTTGTGTCAGTGAAGGCAGCATAATTTTGAGAAAATGATGTAGGATCCTCAATAGCCCTTGCAATCTGTTGTGATGAAACTGACTTATTTTCTGCAACAGAGAAACCATTAGCCACCCAGAAGAAATATTTTTCTACAAACTTGGATTTGTTTGAGTCAAATATTCTTTTTGTCACAAAACTTTCTTGAGCTTGTCCAGTGATGCCAAGACTGGTGCCTTCATTTGTTCCACTCAATGCATTGTATTGTTGGGGTTTGATGTCACTTGATGTCCATTGCTTTACACTTACTGCAGAATTAGGATGCAATTTGCCCCAATTGACTAATCTATCATCAAGAGATCCTTGTTCGTACCATATGAATTTAAACGTTCCTATGTCTAACCATATTTCGCCAATGTGATCTTCGTCCCAAGCGGAATAACTTGCTGGATCAAATTTGGTGATGTAATCAATATTTTGCTGTATTTCAGGAAACAGTCTTCCTTTGGCAGGATCTAAAAATGGGATGTTTTGTAATAATGCGCCATTTGTTTTGCTGTACAAGAATGTCTTGTTGATTTTGTGAACATCGACCAAATTTGGTTGAGTCTGCACAGTGTTCCATCCTAAACCTTCACTTGCTTTATTGTACGTGAACAAACGCCCACTGGTGTTGAGGCTGGTGTTGAGCAATGGGGCTCCTACATAAACAAATGTGCTGGCCAATGCCAAAGCAGATCCATAGTCTGCACCTGTTCCCAATGTTTGGTTGGGTTCAATCTTTTGCACAAATTTAAATTGTGTGTTGAGTTTGTTGAATATTTCTACTTGACCACTGTCATCCTGCATGTCAACAAATAGTGTTGTGTTTTGATCAAAAGTTGTGTTGCCAATTGATGTGGAGCCATCTTGCAAAAATCTGTCAAAAGTCATGTTTAATCTGGAATCTCCACGCACACTTTGTACCACCAATGTGTTGTTTTGTAAAGCAACACTTTGTCCAAATCCTTGATTTACTTGAGGTTTTTTTGATTTGATTGTGTCATTGAAACCATATTGGCTCACAGTGATAGATTGACCACTTGCAGGTGCAGTGGATAGCGTCACAGTATTGGTCGAGCCATCTACCCTATAAAAATTTGTAGTGGAACTGTCATTGCCATCATTGAATGAAAAATTTTCGTTGCCAACAAAAACTGAAATGTTGTAAGAATGATCGATTGTGTAATCAACAGTAAATGCTGTTGTTGATCCATCTGCTGTGAATGTGGTGCTTTGATTGACGTAGTGATAGACTGCACCTTCTACTTGTTCTGTGTCGCTAAATTTGGGTGCACCAACCAATAAATCTGTGCCTGTCTCACTCAGTGCAATCGAAGTGCCAAATTCATAGTCAAAATTTGTGTCTGGCTGTAGAGTTTCATTTTGATAAAATGTATCATTTTTCAATCTATAAACATATACTCTGCCTTCGTTGGAAGAAGTTGAGTCATTGTCATACTTGGGCGATCCAATCACCAGTGTCTGCCCGTCTTGTGCAAATGCCACAGTGTCGCCAAATCGCGATCCTATCTGACTGTCTGCATCTGGAATCAATGTTTGATGGATGTCATATCTGCCGTCTGTGTACTTGAATACAAACACTGTGCCTCTTTCTGCACTGGCAGAATCATCTGGTGAGCCAGGTGATCCAACTGCAAGGTAGGTGCCGTCACCCGACACTGACACTGCAAATCCAAATTGGCCGCCTTGATCAACATCAGGACTTACAATTGTTTGATTGATACCAAAACTCAATCTTGCATCTCTATTGATCCAATGCACTGCACCTTGAGACACAGCATCTGATCCTGTGACAGCTGTAATTGTCAACACAGACGATGAGTCACCTATATCAAGTGGTTCATTTCCAAAATTAACACTGGTGGTGACTTTTACCCAAATGATATCATTGTCCCAATCAACGTCTAAAATTTTTCCTTGTGCTCCTGTGTCGGCGCCAGTAATGACTGTGCCACGGACAAATTCTCTGTCTGTGGAACTCAGTGTGAGTTTGACAATGTCTGACGTTGTATGCGAGCTTGCAAATAATCTGTTGCCATTGGCTGTGATGGCAAGTGCTTGACCAAATCTGTCAGAGGCATCTGTGTTGCCTATGTCCAAAGTGATGTCATTGCGTAATCTAAAACTTTCACTTGATGTGCCTTTCAGATACACAAATACTTTGTTGACACCTGGGGCTGATGTTGCCAGATACAAATTGTCTGTTGACACTGCCACTGCGGTTCCAAGTTCGCCATTGGCTTCTTCTTCAGAAGAAAAGTCGTTGTCCGTTTTCAAATAATCTGTTGATTGTGATTTTTGATATACTTTCCACAGGCCATTGTTTGGGTATTGCAGTTGATAATTGTTATCAACATACACATAGTCTCCTATGGCGAAACCTTTGTCTGGAGTGATGATATCTATGTCGTCCATTGAGTTGATCCTGATTGACTTCAATACGCCAACAGATCCCACTGAATTTGTGCTGTCAAATGTGCCATCAAACTCAACAGAAAATGTCTTGTCATTGTCTGTGCTGTCTGACACACTTGCTTGATAGATGCCGTTGATGGATTCATTCACTCCTGTGATCACAACATAATCATTGGCCTCAATGCCATGTGGTTCTTTTGTTGTGATTTGTAGTATCGAATCAAACTGTTTGTAAGACTCAGTGCTGGTATTGAGTGAATTGAATCTTTTGACGTCCCAATCACCTGTTGTGGTGTTTGCAATCCAAATGGTATGCCCTTCTGTGATGCTGTTGACATCAAGATCCAACAATTCTGCTTCATTGTACACAGTTTGAGAAACTTGTGATGGCAACACATATCCTGCCACAGGATATGAAAAGATAGATTGCACAGTGTTGGCATGATCAGAATATGACAAGGTCTGTATGGGATCTCCTGTGAATGCATATGGTTTGATAAACAGATCTCCATTGTTTTGGCCAACGCTCAGTATTGTTTGTGTGTCCTGTTGTTTGTTTGCAGTGATGTTATAGATATATTTTGGCTTCCTATGTTTGGATTCATCAACTGTGAAAGCAAAATCTTGTTGGGTGCGGTGTCCGCCATACTCTCCCACTCTGAATGCATATTCTTCAAATAGATCAAATGAATTGTTTTGTCCTGATTGTGGTTGTGATTTGAATTTTTGTATGGGAGACACAGTGCCTTTTTCACGCAACATGCCTTGATAAAATTTAAATTGTGTGAGTTCTTCCAAGCCAAGATCATTCATGTAGTCTCTCTGTTGATAGCCAATCAAGTGCTGTGCGTATCGTTGCTGTTCAGCATCAAAATTGTCAGAATCAAGAGAATAAAAATCCCTAAATGCTTCTGCTTTGGCATCCCAGTTTGGCAACATTTGTTTTGTGGGAGTTTCTTCTTTCAATCTGTAAAATTTTGGTGAAAAATTTTCTTCACTGGTGTGGTTTGCAATTACCACATATGCTTGGCTTTGGTGGGTGAGAGATTCACCTATCTTGTAATCAGTGTATGGAGACCAAACTTTGAGCTTGGCTTGATCAATCACATAACCAGGTGCATACAAATCACCGTTCCAATTGGCTGTTCTGAAACCAACAAGTTTAACTCTGTCTTGTCTGTTGCCCAGCACTTCATCAAAGATCACATCTTTGAATTGAGATGTGTTGTTCAACAGAATCACATGTTCTTTTTGCACTGCTCTGATGTCTGCATTGTAGATTCCATCTTCAACAGGATTAGTAATCAACTCAAACACACCATCTTGTCTTTTGGTTGTAAAATTGGATGGATTGATGGGCAGTCCATCTTGTTGCAACACTGTGTAGTATTGATCAGTGTCTGTGAGGTCATCACCTATGGTGTTTTCTTTTTGGAATTTCAATGATTGTGCGGCAGGAGAAAGTGTGATCACTGCGTTGCTGTTCCAGTTTTGTGTGGTCCAAAATAAAAATTCTTTTACACTGAGTTGCCAATCAGCAGGATTTTGCAGTTCAGACACAAAATTGTCAAATATAAAGCCTTGATTTTCAAGGTGTCTGCTGTATCCAAACAAGAAGTCAGCAACTTCCTGAGCATTTTTAAATTCAGTGCCATATGGCACCACTGTGGTGGTGGGTTCATAATTTTTGTACTTCTTAACACTCACACCCCCTTTGAGTGGTAGAGTTGTTCCAATTTCACTCCATTGTGCTTCATTGAAAGTTTGTCCGCTGGATACATCAGACAGTGCCCTGTAAAATACACCCGCTTGTCTCACTATCGATCCTTGTGTGTAAAATCCTCCTGCTTGCCATTCAACAAAAGAATCTGTGGTGGCACCAACATTTATAATGTTGAAATCATTGTATTTTTTTGGTGCAAAATATTCAAAAGTGCGATTGTAATTTGCGTAACCTGAAACCTTGTATCCTGTGGCAGTATTTTGCACAATCACGCCACTGTAATTTGCTGTGACCACAGGAGCACTTTTGTACAGAAGTATGTCAAAATCTTCTTGCGGTAAAAACACACCCTTTGATGTGCTCTGCGGAGACACACTACCAACAGCAACTTGAAGGTTATCTTTGTTGGTGAATCCGCCCAACTTGTAAGACAGTTGCACAGAAATATTGCCAAATCTGTCAGCGATGTAAGTGGCGGCGTTGTATCCAAGATGTTTGACATAGTCAGACACTACATTTATCCATCCCGAAGTTTGTGTTGAACCAATAGGCAAAACAATATCATTAGGCGATTGTCTGTATAAATCATTGTATACAAACTGGTCCATGATATTTTTGCTCACTCTTGATGAGTCCACAAACAATCCTGCATATCTGCCTGGTTTGGCAAAGAACTTTGCCACTTGTTCTGCAAATCTGTATGACGAAGATCTTTTCCATGCAGATTCCGCCGGACCACCGTCACCGTATTTCCAATTGGCCGATTGATCTCTGTCAAGCACAGTGGATTGTCCTATGATACCTGCATTAGTTGGTGGTGCCAGTGCACCTGTATCTGTCACCGGCAGCGTGTTGAGAACTCCGGGTTTCGCATATTTTGAATAGTACCCTGCTCGTTCTCCTCTTGCAATGAATCCTTGTTCTACATCTTTCCACAACAGCAGATTGCCTCTGGTGTACGGTGCACTACCATATCTTTCATCCCACCATGAAGGTTTAAACATAAAGCCAAATATCTGCCATGGAAATTTGTGCGGATATTCTGTATCAAACCATTGACGATATATTTCTCTCCAGTGTCCTGGCAACACTGTGTTGTCTATGGAGTTAACATATTTAGAATAGTTCCAGGTAAAATCATTTGATGCATCATAGATATCATTGGTGGTGTAATCTACTCCGTATGTGCCTGTCCAAGTGTAGAAATCTCTTGCAAAAAGATCAAGCAATTCTTTGTTGGTGTATTCATTACTTCTAAAAAAACCATAATTGATGTTGACAACTTCTTCATCATAATCGATTTTAATATTGTTGAATATCTTGCGTTCAAATTCAAGCAACACATCATCTCGACTGTCTCCATATGCAACTGTGATCGAACCATCATGTCCTCTGATCACATCAAGACCCAACCCGTCTGTGGTCTGGAAGGTGTCATCTTTGAATTTGATTGGTTCAAACTTTGGAGCCAACCCAAGTTTTGCAGGTGTAGCTGGCACAAAACATCCATCTGTAGAGTTGTATTCTACAATTTTTATTTTGTCGTTCACAGACAAACTTGTTTTGATTTCAATGCCGTCCTGATTGGAAGAATCATCCACTGATGTGAACTCATAATCTTCTCCGAACAACAGTTGGCTGTCATTGAGATATACATACACTGCTCTTTTAGAAAGACTTGTGAGACTGTGTGGAGCAGAAAGTGGATAGTTGACAACATTATCATCCACCACTGTGTAATTCAAAACATTTTTATCATTGCTGATGCCGATCATGTCAGTGTCATAGAATGCCATGGTTGAGGTTTTATTTTCATTGATAAGTTCAAACAATCTTTCTAAATTTTCTTCAGCTGTGCCATCTAAAGAAATTTCGTTAAATCTTGTGATTAAATTTTGTTTAAGTTTTTCGTATTCACGCCCGCTGTGTCTCATTGCTTTTGCAAGATTCACAACGTCATCTTTGATCAATATATGTGCCAAAGGATCACTGCCTGAGTGTTGCATGATTAAACTGCCATGATCAAACACTTTGTCTAAATCTCTCGAATTGTTGACACCTTGCACTGCTCCTTCAAAATCGGACATTTCGTCAACGGCCAGTCTGTAATGCTTGGATATGTCTCCCAAAGTAAATTTTGTAAAATTTTTGTTTAGGGAATTCCGTTGTAGACTGACAGGCAATTCATAAAAACCTTCTCCTGTTGGTTCTCCCACTGTGGAATGAGCTTTCACTGTGATGATGTCAGAAGGTTCAATGATGTCTGTGGTTTTGACATACAACCTGTTGTTGATGGTTTCCAATGCATAAGCAGTATAATTAATACCATTCAACAACACCTGAATTTCAAGATCAGATAAACTTGATGCCTTTTTGTAATGGTCAACTTCAAAATAATGTTGTTCTATTTCACTTTGATATGACTTGACAATTTTTTGACTATTTTTTACTGCAAATTTTTTCCAATTATTCAAACTGATGTGTCTTACAGATCCTTTGAGATATCTGTGGAAATGATATTGCCTGATGTTTTGTTCTACTATGACGCCATCATCCACATATTGAAATGTGCCAGAATTAAAAGTATCGTTGATTCTAAGATCGTTGATCAATCCAAGTTTGTCATAAATCACAGTTTGTCCGTACACTGTGTCAGGAGTTCCTTGGGTGTCTGTTGCAATTTCAAACAAAGTTGACCCAGTAAAATTACTGGAAACATATTTGTTTAAATTGCCAAGGGATGCATGATCATTATCATACACATCAAATTTGGGTTTCTGTTGTACTTTTGTTTTTTGTTGTGACTGTTTCCACACACCGTTTTCTATATGGTACGTTTTGCCTTTATTGTTGCCTCGTCTTGCTGTGACACTTAGCATCTCATCTGCAATGAAAGATTCTGTCAGTATGAGTTGGATCACAGTGGTCGAATCTACTTGGTTTGCAACCTGCACAAAATCAACTTCAAATATACGTCTTTGTTGGGTTGGGTCATTTGTAAATGCCACCAGGTCACCTTTGCGAAGTTCTGTTCCGTCAGCAAAGTAACCTTCTTCTCCTTGCACTTTAGAAAGAGCGTCCGTGGTTTCGTTGTCAATTACATCGATCAACCTGCCATTGTTGCCATGATTAAACAATTCCAAATTTGGCAAAAATTCAACAATTGGTCTTTTGGCACGGATTTCTTCAGACAATGCAATGACAGTGTTGAGTTTTTGTTCTGTTAGTTTAATTGCATCAATATGCACCCACCTATTTGCTCTTGTCCATGCATTGAGGTCTTGTGATGCACGATTGATGGTCCAGTAATCTGGTTTTGTGCTTCGCGAAATTGAATTGTCGAATCCAGTTGTGTCAAAACCAGAGGTTCCGTCTTTGTCCCAAACTTCGGTGGTGTCTGTACCATATGGTTCAGGAACTTCATGTGTGTCAATGTCTGTGAATGTGATGTGCTCACCAACACCATCGATAAAAAACTTTTTGTTTGTATAAGCAGAAGTGCCACCTGCTGTGACTTGAACATTGATCGTATTAGTCAGTGTTAGGCCAACACTGTCTGTGAAAGATGTACAACCTTCAACCTCTGCAAGATCATAAGCCACTTGCTCGAGATCTTTTATAATAATCCTTCCTTTCATTTCTACATTATTACCACTTTGATAAAATAAAATATTTTCAACTGTTGATGAAGAATCGTTGGCAGGAACTTTGAGAGTTACTGTGCCTTCATCTGTACCATTGTTAGTAACATAAGAATCATCAAATTGATCTGTGGTGCCGGTGCCGTACTGCGTTTTGATGTAAAAAGGATAGCCAGGAGCGTCTATATCAAAATTATAAGTGCATCCTTTGTATACAATTATGTCAGGGTTGGTTTGATCAATTTTGTTTGAAAAAGTGTAGCCGGATAACCCACTGTTTGCTACGGCGATCGTCGACGAAGTGCCTTCTCCTAACACAAGAGTAATAGGTGATAAATTTTCTGCTATCCAATAATATTGTCTATAGTTTACAAGTTTGTCTGGATCGACTGGTGGTGAATATGCATATGATTCCTGCTCCCATAATCTGTCATGTCTAACACCACTGCCACCCTGAGATGCAATTTCATTTACAGCATCAATGTATTGCGATGCAAAGTCAACATTGTTACCGTCAGAACGGTAAGTTACAGTAGGTTCCAATTGATAATTTTGTCGTTGCGGAGTGCTTTCATCTAGATATAGATCATTTGATCTGTAAGAAGGACGATAGCGTTGTCCGATGAATGCACTTAATCTATCTAATACCGACGGTTCAATTAACTGGTCGATGGTAGATGTAATAAATCTTTTGTTTTTCTCGGTTTGAAAAATTTGCGGCAGTAACTGGGCGCTTGATCTAGTAGATTTGCTCATTAGTAGTAACCTCCACTAGACGAACTTGTTGAAGTTCCCGAGGAACCGGAAGTCGCCACAGTGGCTGTTACTGAGCTGGTTGAGGTTGTTGCCACATCGGCGCTGGTTACCACTGTGCCTGTTGCTTTGAGTTTTTCTGCAGACAATGTGTTAATGATTTCAACATTGTCAACAGTGGCTGATGAAATAAAAATTTCGTTGTCTTCAGCAAAAACTTGGAACAACGAGCCAAACCCTGATGTTGATTGAGCAGGTACAATTACAACACTCAATAAATCCGGAGATAACTGGTTGTGTATGTAGGCAGCTAATTCTGTAAAATAAAAAGTATCTCCAAAATCCCAAAAATTTAATTGAAAATATGTATCAATAGCAGAAATTACTCGCGATTTGATTTGATTGTCACTGACCGATGTTGAAGGGTTTTTGACTACCTTAAATTGTGCTTGCAGGTTTGTATCTGCGCCTGGGCCAAATAATAACTTGTACACTCCTGGATTAAAAATAATTTCGTCACTGATGGATTTGATACCATCCAAAGAAGCAAGATATTGATCTTCTAGATCAAAAATTGTTGGTGCATCTGGTTTGACCGTTGACTGATTATTCCTCAACCATGTGCGTAGTGATTGGTCATATGTTTTTGTAATTACATACACGTCAACAATGTTTGACACGCTTGGATCTATTCTTCTTGATCGTATGGCACCGTGATTGTAGTTGTACACAAGGTCTTGTCTGCCCAATTTTGCTGTGTAACCAGTGACATTTGTAGCGGTATCTGTGTCTGCATCATATTGTTGAAATGTGTTCGTACCCCAAAAATAAAACAATTGATTATCTGGGTATACAGAAAAGTCATCTATGTCTGATACCTGTTGTACCACCACAAAATTTGTTTGATCTACAACATTGAGTTGATCAAATCCTTCTACAGTTACTGATTGGAAAAATACAAATTTATCATTTTTGTTTATGTCAGGATCAACAATCGTTGTAAACAGATCAGGATTGTCCACTATGCCGTCATCGTCTGAGTCGAAAAATCCTACCTTTATTTTTCGTGTGTCGTTGTATCCGTCATCACCTGTTACATTGCCTACGATTTGCCAATCATAATCATATGTCAAGCTGGATGAAAAATTAGAATCAGAATTGGTTTTAGAAATCCTGATTTTATCTTTGATTGCATATCCTGTTTGTGGATCTACAACTTTTGCTGATGGGTCAAAATAAAATTTATTACGTGACTGAGATTCAAACAAATATTCTGTGCTTCTGTGTGTTACTGTATAACTGACACCATTGGTTTCAAAATTGAACAGCCAAGAATTGTCAAGATTGGCTCCTGTGGTATCACCTTGGAATGACAAGTCGAACGAACCAGATCCCAAATCATCTTCTGCAATCACAGACCATGTTTGTGTGAGTGTGTTGAATGTGAGTCCAAAATTTTTATAATTGACAACATTGTCAATGATAGCAGTCTTTAGTGTGTCTGACACAGAGTCAACAAACGCAGGAATGATTTCTGCCAGTTGTGCATCATTGGGCACGAGATCATTGAGCACGATTGGTCCGGTGCCATCTGAAAGATTGCCTAAACCACCATTAGATCCATCAGTGACGATTGTGACTGGAGTGGTCCATATCACATCAGCCGAACCTGGATGCCCACCAGCACCAGTCATCTGTGTGCCACTCTTTGGCATAAAGTGATTGCCTGCTGTTGGCACAAATTTTAAAAGTGCTCCTTCTGTTACAAATCTCAGATTTGATGTCACTGAACTTCCAACACTCAGTGGTCCAATATTTTTAAAATAACCAGTCACTTGATTGGTTGTTTGTGTGGTTTTGTTCCACAATGTGTTAGCAGGTGGTTCCGATCTTGCAAAATTTTTGTAATAAAACTGCTTTAATTCTGGCGATGTTAACACATCAGACAGTGTGGTGTTGATGATTTTTTCAACATCGTCTGCTGTGGTGAATTGAAAATCAAATGTAGAGGAACCTTCTTCAAGATACAACCATCCGTCATCTGCTAAAATGTTTGTCTGTGAATACACACCAGACGGATCAGTGACATCTAAAAATCTTGAAATTCCTGATGCTGTTCTCACTTGTGATTTGATTTTTGCGATTGACTGATTCTGTGTAATCGGTAGGATCTGATAGTCCTCCGCACTGATCATTCTATTGTTGGTATAATAAGTCTGTGGCGCTTGCACTTTGATATCTTGTATAGTTTGTGAGCTGGATGCGTTGGTGACCGCCGAAGTCAAAGATGCTGAAACTGTGAGTGTGTTAAGTTGTCCATTTTTGCTCACATAATCAAAAGCAATATTAATGTTTTGCATGTCAGCGGCATTTATGTTGTAACTCAATCCGTTGCTCTGTCTGTAAAAACATCTGAAATTGCCTTGTGGAAGATTTCCGTACACACCATCTGAAAACACAAGATCAATCTGATCATTTGTTTTGGTCACAACAGCAAATTGATTTGTGATGTTATTTTGCAATTGATTGTAAATGATATTATTGCCTGTGATAGCCGGCACTTTGGTCCATCGTTGTTCTACAACTCCGTTTTGATCAAGTTTGAATAAAAACACATCATCATTGTTGATGTTGTTTTCTGTGATGCTAACCACAGTGTTTGGTGCTGTGTTTGTGATTACAAAATCTTGTGAAGCAAGTGTGCCTTGTCTAAAATGCAAAAAGTAACCTGAATTGTTGGATCCGAATCCTCTGTTGTCATTTCTGTACAACAGTGTCATAGAATTTCCTGGCACTGGAGCTTCTTCATACACAAATGACTCATTTGCAAAAGAACAAGGCACAATTTCAAAGTTCATGTTGATGCCGTTGATCGGCTGACTGAATGGCACTGTGGCAAGTCCTAGATTTGAACCATTGATGCGATACAGTTGAGACTGAATGCCTCCTATCACAGCGCTCAATTCTGGTTTGTTGACAATTTGATTTTTTGGTAGGGAGGCATTGATCACAGCATTGAATTGATCTTGCCAGTTGTCATTGGTCAAATCATTCCACAGTATAGATGTGTTGGCAATGTTTTGTCCATTGGTGTCGATGACATTTTCTGTGGTGGACACCGAAGTGATTTTTAAAAAACCTGATGCAGACACAGTTCGCTTGGGTTGATATGATATCAATCGTGCCAATCTCAGCACAGATTCTTTTCTTTCAGCCAAATCAATGAAATTTTCTCTTGCATTGAGATCAACTCTGTAGGAAATAGACTGTGCCACATAGGCAATCATATCTATGAGTGCAACATATTCTGATGACTCGATAAAGTCATTGAATGATTCGGGATAATTTAACTGTAGATAATCAATCAGTGTACGTCGTATGGTGTCAAAATCATAGGATTTGAAATCAGCTTGTTGAAATGTACGATAAATTTTTTGCCACACTGTATTGGCCAGTAAAGTGTTCTGTCGGGTGTTAGAAGCCATATAGAATATTTATTGCAATCAAAAAGTGTGTAGTTAATAAGTTGAGGTAGAAGCAGGAGAAATTTGCCCAGGACCTTGCAAAAGTCCTTGATCATTATCAAACAAAAGGTTGATGGTTTCACGAATGGCATACCCAATGTACAACACAGTCATCTTTACCTGCAGCCCTTGTTCGTATTCCTGCACTTCAATCTGATCAAGTGTGACTCTGGGATCATAGTTGACCACTTGTTCAACTTCACTGATCACAGCATTTTTAGTATCATCATCCAGCGGATCAAACAGATACAACCAAATGTTGGTGCCAAAATCAGGATTTTCCAACTTTTCGCCTTTGCGTATGTTGAAGTGATTGAGCAGATCCTGTTTGACCAATTCAACATCATACAGTTTGGCATCTTGGAATTCCCTGCCTTGTGTGGAAAAACCTTTGAACAACTGTGTTTGTTGAGACGTTCTTGTGGTACGTTTTTGATCTTTAAAATTTACTATCGCCATCAGTGTATTTAATCTCCTACAAACACATCAGATGATCCTGTTGCGGCATCGCCACATGTGGCTAAATCGCCTGCGTTGCACACAGCAACACCTCCCACAAACACATTGTTGGAGCCTGCTATCATTGTTGCCGCGTCATGAGGAGATACTCCATGTCCTACAACTGCATCGCCATCCACAATCACTTCTTCACCGTTGGCGAACACTGTTGACTGGCTTGGAATCAAATCTCCCACAGCTGTGTCGTTGTCTCTGCAAATTCCTGGCATTATGCTGAAAACCTTTCATCCGGTGTTTCTCTGTCTGTGAGATCAGGTGTAGCAAAATTTCTTCTGATGTTTTCATGCTCTGCATAGGGTTCTTGGGTTGGCACCCGTTTCATGATTGACTTTTTGTCTTTGTTGACTCCTTCATTGTCATAGGTTGTAAGGTCCTGCACTGTGGTTGCACTGACATGTGTTTTTTCAACCTTGCCAACAGTATTCATGTGTATTTCACTGCCTGTATTAACCAAGAAATCATTGTCAGCATAAATTGCCACATCCAGAAGTGCTTCAATTTTACCGTTGGCCATTGCAAACAGTTTGTAGTCATTGACTGCTTTTTGATTGATGTCGTTGCCTGCATGCATCTCAATGTCACTTGATGCATTCACATGCACTCTGCCTGTGGTGGCCGATTCTGTTGAGTTGACCAAAGATCCTGTGGCGTTTTGTCCTGTGGCTTTGATGTTGACATTCCTGCCTGCTTCAATGTTGACATCACGTTCTGCTCTGAGATTAAAATCATTATCTGTGTGAACACTGACAGAATCTTTGGCATAAATGTCAATCTTACCATCCTTGGAAAATTCAATCCATGCAGTGCCGTCATTGTTGATAATATATGCAAGACCTTCTGTGTTGTGCAACAATAGCTGTGCTCCTGAACGTGTCCGCAAACGGATCAACTCATTTTGAATTTCTGTGGCATTGGTCGATCCTTCTCTCAGCACAGGTGTGCCGTCATCCATCACAAATGTGTTGCCGCCCAGTCTTGAATGAGCAACTTTGGTGAAATCAAATTCGTCTCCTGAATCACCATATATCTTGCCATGTCTGTTGATAGATTCTCGTTTGGCAGTTTGTTGTCCTTCAAAGTCAATAGGGCCAGGTGTGGATATGCCAAACACCTGTGATGGTGTTTCTCGCCTTGCTGATGAAGTGGTTGTGCCACGTATGGCATCTTTGGCTAAACCTTGTGCAATCAGTGTGTCTGTGTGTGGAGCATGCACTGGTCTCACTGTGAATGCCACATCGTCTCTGGCTTTTTGATTTATTCTTGCGACATTTTCAGATTCTGCTTTTCGCTGTGCTTCTGCCACAGGTGCTTCTGTGAGTCCTTCTGTGCCATAGTATTTGCTGTTCTGCTCTGCGTTGCCCACAAACTTGTTGGGTTTGCTGACACCAATGCCTGGTGTCATGTGATTCATGTAGTCTTCAAACACACAGCCAATCCAAAATGCTTCGTTGGGATTGCCGTTGGCAAACATCACCAACACTTTGGTGTCAATGTCTGGCGGTACCATCCAAAAGCCATATGACTTTTGTGTGTTGGCAAATTCTCTGTCACCTGACGTGGTGTCTCTCAGTGGTGTTTGGCCTGCAAATGGTGAACAGTATGAACAAGGCACTGTGTGAGCACTGGGGTTCTTGTCGTCATATGTGCCATGCAGGTCAGGAATATGCACAAACAGTCTGCCCATCCTGTTGACGTCTGTGGGATTTTTCACATACCCCACATATGGTCCAGGATTCTGCTTGATGGCCTGTTCAAATTCTGTGTATTTTTTGGTTCTATTCTCTGCCATTAGTCTCTGTAAAATCCTCTAGCTTCAAGAGCTTTGTTGTTGGGGTTTGGTTCTACAT